TTGACTTTTACCGAAATCTTCCTGGGCTTTTGCGGCATCGTCAGTATGGCGTTTTGCGTTTTCGAGCTGTGCGTTAAAATCTTTTTGCTTTTGAGCAGCTTCCTGCGTTTGCTGGCTCGTGCCGGCAACTGTCTGCTGAAATTTCTTTACAGAATCTTCAACACTGCCGACTTTGGCTTTAGTCTGCTCGGTTTCCTGTGCTCGGATATGAATATTAATATCTTTATCGGCCATAGTTAGTCGCTAGTTGTTGGTTGATAGTCGTTAGCTGATCGTTACAATCTTATTTGTGCCAGCTATTGTAAGCGGCGTTGTTGTGTTATTTGTAATTATAAAGTTTGCGGTAAATTCGTCTGGATTTACTGTGCCGCCGTGAGAGCCTGCGTTTGTTGTTTGGCCTGCGGAATTAAACTTTACGCCCGCGATTGTAAGAGTCTTTGCCGATGCTCCCTGGGCCTGCTTTACAGTTGCTACCAGGCTTGCCCTTGCTGTGGCCAGAAGCTGGGCGGCTTTGATCTGGCTGGTTGTTATTTCGGCATCCTGGAATGATATAGAGCCGTAGGCACGCATACCGGATTGAATGGCATCGACGGCGGTATAACCGACATCACCATCTTGCGATGCTTTTAATAGAGGCATCTCAATATTAAGCTCAAGCCTTGTAACATGATAAATACTAAGTGATCCCAGGGCACAGGCTGTGATCTCAAGACCTGCGGCTGGGTCGATTTGGGTTGGTGCGGCCTGCGAATCTGTCATTGTCCATAAATCTGCAATGCCATCGTTCTCATCGGCTGCCTTACATTCATAACTTCCGGTTACGTTTGCTCTTTTGCGATGAGTCAAGACGAGCTGGATTTTATAGATGACCGGATTTGTGATCGTATGCTTTATGTATCCGCTGGCTTCGGCGGTACCGGACTTTCGCTGATAGAAAACATCGGTGCCGGTGCCGGTCAAAAGCTCGATCGCGTGAACCCAGTCTTCGGTTGTGAAAGTGCCGCGAACGAATTCCGTCAGCAAATCTGTGAACGCAAGGGCCATACCATCGACTGCGTTCTGGACTTCATCGTCATAGCCGATATTGATATTGTGTGTTACAAGGCCGCCTGCCGCGATCGCGTTGATCGTCAGTGCCTGCGGCTGATGAACTCTTTTATTAACTGTTGCCATTTTTAAACTCCCTATAAAGATTTAATATTTAATATTTAAAATTTAATATTTACGCTATCCAGTCTGCGATGAAGAGGATATCGAGGCCATAATTAAAAGGCTCATCGACTTCCACAACTTCATCGAGATATTTCAATTCATTACAGTTAAAACCTTCACCTGGATGCCAGCTATCGAATGCCGCGATAACCAGATCACGCATAAGACTTACGCCGATATGGTTTGCATCGCCGATTCGAGCGATACCGGCTTCTTTACTCGTTTGGCCGATAAAGATTGCAAATCTTAATCTTTGGTTCAGGACGCCATCGCCTTCACGCGTTGAATCTGTCGGCGGTGAAAATTTAGCAAAGCCAAACGGTGCGAACTGCTGAAAGCCCTGGACGCCGCCTGCCTGATCAACTTTGATCTGATGCTTCCAGGTATCGGCAATCTTAAAGACCTTTTTGCCGCCGGTTGTTATCGTCGCCAGCTTTGCTGCGATCGCTTCTTCAATACGTGATGTAAAACCTAAATCCATTAAACGTTCTTTTCGATTTTATTTGCGATTTCGTTTGTAATATCGTCTGCTGATTCCAGGACACCGGCTGCCAGTGCTCCGGTTCCCATAACGACAACAGATTTTTTTAAAATAAATAATGGCTTTATACTTCGATCGGTTTTGCCGAATTTCTTAGCGATAAACAATCCGCCGCTCTTGCTTTTCATAAGAAAACTATTTTCAATAATATCTTTTAACGATTGACCACTTCCCGCGCGGTAATCCCCTTGCAACACTCCTGCTTCAGTCAGAGCGTCCGGCATTGGTATTGCTAAAAACTTTGCACGTTTTGGCGTAATAGTTACTTTTTCGTCACCGAGTAAATATTTATATCTGTCAACAGCTGAATTTTCACGCACGCCTACGACGGCATCAAACGCTGATTCCTTCCAGCCATCTACCGCACGAGCCAGATCACCAGATCGCTTTTTCAAGTCTTGACCTAACAAATGATTTTTTATCACGTTGCCTGCTGCTAATTTTGAACCAACGGCCAGACCTTGAGAAACAGCATTGGCAATAGCATTGCCCATCGAGCCGCCTTCGCTGATCATCTTGTATGTGCCTGAACCTAATTCGATAGATAGCTTCATAATTTAAAAAGACATTATAAAATTAAACGGTTATATGGTTTCAAAATTTCTTTAACCATTGGCAGCAAATCCATTGCTGAAAAAGTTGTGATCGAGCTGCCCATTGAACTGTTACTTGTTATGCCGATATCGTTTCGGCGTTTGTAAATAAAGCTGGCCTGTTCGATCGCCGCCTCACGCAGATCGGCGGGCATTGCCGTTTCGCCGGTCGCTGGAGTTTGGCCTGCTGAAACGTAGCCGCCGCGATATTTGATCTCAATCGAATCTTCGGCAGCAGGCCAATACTGGTGGCTTAGTCGGTATAACGTTCCTTTGTCGGCGATAAGGCGATAATCTTCGTTTGCGGTTAAAGCATCGGCGTTTGCGAAGTCATAATCGATCGCCTCTTTAATGCTGGTAATACTTACGATCGGGTAACGCGGCAGGATAATTCGCGGGCCGTTGCCTGCCGTGTTGAAAGTTTCATCGGCTGCGTTCAAAAGCAGCTTGCGGTTTGTATGGTTATTAAAGAGCGATTCCAGGCCGGTAATGATCCTGCTTATCAAAGTATCATCTTCGGTTGTAGAGATGCCGAGCCGGTCTTTAATATCCGCAAGCGTGCAGATTCGGCCCAGGGTTGAATCTGCAAGCAGCCAGCAGCTGGCCGTTGTATCGCCGGTGCTGCAAATAGCCCGCACGCGGACGAACTTTGCGGAACTTGTAAAGCCTTCCTTTTTTGAGGCTCCTGACGCAATAGCCGCCGCATACAGCGATGAGAATGCGTCGAGGGATTCATTGATGCCTCCATCGTTTGATGTGTCAATTTGGACGTCTGTTATATTGCTGCCTGTGCCGCCGCCTGCGTTCTCGACGATAATGGTAAAGCCGCTTACCTGTTCGATGTTTGTCCAATCCAGCAGGGTTGTAAGCTCATCGGTTATCGCCAGGGCAGTTGATGTTTTGTTTACAAGTTCCATAGTTTACCAGTCGTTAGTTGTTAGTCGTTAGTCAATAGATATTGGCTATTGGCTACTGGCTATTGGCTATTTAGTTTGATAATTCTTTTTTTCCGTCGTCATTTGTTTGTTCGCCGGTGTTTCCATCATCTTCTGGTTTTTCTGATCCTGGTTCACCTGTTGGCGGCTGGTCGTTGGTTCCATCGGATTTATCCTTATTGGTTTTACCTTTTGATTTGGCTTTATTTTCAGCCTCTTGTTTGGCGGCTTCTTTAGCAGCGGCTTGGGCTGCTGCCTGCTCGGCGGCTTCTTTGGCTTCCTTTGTCAGGAAGATATTATTTTTGGCGGCGAAATCTTCCAGAGCTTTGAGCTTTGATTCCAATTCCTTCTTAACCTTATTAACTGCTTTTTCGGCAACCGGAATTGTCAGGGCGATTTGGCGGGCGTTCTGCAAGGTTGTCTCTTTTTTGACAAGCTCGGCCTGAAGTTTTTCGATATCTGCTTTGCGGGTTTCAATTTCCAGCATCGGACGATTAACGCCGCGTTCCCAGGGAGCGGTTGTCAGCTCGGCGTATCTTGTCTTGATTAGTTTACCGGCAATATCTTCTGATACCTGGTAATCGCGGCCTTGCTCGTATATGCAGCGTTCAAGTCCTGGTATGATAATATTCTTAGTGCCAGGATAACTTTTTAACATCTTGATCCATTTCATTTTTTTTATCTCCAAAAATTAATCATTATTCATTAGCCATTAGTCGATAGTCGAAATCAAAAGGCGGCCATTGACTAGTGGCTATTTTAAAAACCGGCCCGCCTTTTGACAGGCCGGTTGATTTCTTATTTACTTTTAAATTATGCTTCGACTAATTCTTCCAGACCTTGCTGGGCTGCCGAGCTTGGCAGAACATCGGACGGGAAACCGATCGCGATACTGCTTAGGTTGGCACCTGTACTATTGCCTGCTGTCGGGGCGTTCCAACGAATGAAACGTTTATGCGTCTTTGTCAGATCGACGGCAACCGCACGCAATTTACTATCGCCGTTGTCGGCGATAACAGCGGCAAGTTCGGAATCTGCTACCTTGGTATAGTTGCCGCCGCTTGTGTCGCATTCTTCCAGGAACAAAGGCGTACTTGTGTCCGTTGATCCGATGACAACGTCGGTTGCTCCGATTTCAAGCAGGAATAATACCGCCGACAAACCGAGTGTGTCGAAGTATGTATTGCCCGCTAAGGCACCATTGTTTTTAATTTGGGGAGGAATAACCTGCCCGAATTTGAGTTGTTTTAAAACTGCTTTAAGATTCATTTTTTTGACCTTTCAAAAAAAACTTTTAGCCACTAAGGCACTAAGACACGAAGATGTTATTCTTCATTATTAACTTTTTAACTTTTAACTCTTAACTTATAAAAGGCGGCAGTCTGGCGAGTTTATCAAACCGCCGCCTGAACAAAACTACTGATTAATTATGAGCTGTGATCAAACCTACGATCGGGCCTGCATCTGCTGTGTTGCCGACGCCGTGAATATTGATCGAAAGCCTTCGAGCGGCTAACAAGCCGATCAGACGCATTGTGAAAAATGCGTGTTCTGACTGCTGGATTTCCATTACACCGCGTGTACCGAGCTGGGCACCTATTTTAAGATTTGCAAGTAATGCACAAATCTGATCGTTGGCTTCGGCCTTTGGCATTACCTGGGTAAAGCGAACAGGGTAACCGAGTGCGGTTTTTTCGCGATTGCCTGCGCCGAGAATTACTTCGCTGGCGGTTGTGCCGGTTGTAGCTAAGGCCAACTTGACGAAAACAGTATAATAGTAATATCTGTGCATATACCATTTTGCAAAACCGTCATCGGCATAATCCGGCAGAGTGCCGATACATTTTTCAAAATCGCCGATCACAAGTTCGCTGTAAGCATTACCGCTGCCGACAACAAGTGATTTAATGTTGCCGATCGTGGCATCAACTGCAAGCAGCGATCCTATGATTCCTTTGAATCCGAAATAGGTTGATGTGCCATCGCCCAGGAATGCGATTTTGTCGAGGCCGTAAGCGAATGATCTGGCGAAAATAAATGCCATCAATTCGCCAAGTGCTATCGCGGAATCTTCATCAAGCTCAATCGAATAAGCCGTAAGAGCTGTGATGGTTTTGGGCGTGTGGGTAATCAGCTTAGATGCAATATCAGCTGCGGTTGTTACCTTACCTTCACCTGGACACTGCAAATCAAGCAGCGTATCGGTTTTTGGCTGAACGGTAGAACCTGCCGACATTGGAACTGTTAAAGCATCGGCTTCAAAAATGCCGTACTGCTCGAACATGCGAATTATCGAAGGAACCATTTCGGTTGTTACCAGAGCAGAGCCGCCTGATTGTGCGGTCGTTGTCATTGTTTTGTTGCCGCTTGGATCAAGCCATTTGGGACTGATGCCCATATCGCTTAATGATTTGATGACGGCATCGTGCTTATCTTTTATGCCGTTTGCACAGGCAGTTGCACCGGCCATGCACATAAGACCGAATGCTTTAGCTTCCTGCGGTGAGCCGAAGATTCCTTTATAAGAACCATTCGCACCTTTGAGAGCAGCGTAGTTGTTTGCCTTCAGTGCCTGAAGTTTGCTCGAAAACTCTTTTGCCTGAGCCTTCAACTCGTCAGCTTCGCTTCGGACTATTTTCAAATCCGACTGTGCTGCGGTAAGGGCATCTCTGTCAGCTTTCGTCTTTTCGTCGATGAGCTGAATAACTTCTGTTTTTGTAGCCGTTCCTTTTTTAAGGTCTTCCAGACCTTTCTCTATGGCGGCAATTGTGTCTTTAATTTCCATTTGTTTTTACTCCTAAAACTTGTTTACATTGATTGATACTGTTTAGAATTTTAACTAACGCCTGCTCGGAATCTTTTTCTTTAGCCTGCGAGGCGAATGGATCGGAATTGTCACCGAGCATCTTTTCCGCGAATTCGTCCGAATCAGGCATAACCATTAATTTCATATCCTCAACTTCTGCGCGAAGATCGGATAACTGTTTTTCGATTTCCTTTGCGACGATCTGTTTGATTACTTCCTGTGCCTCGTCGTTTTGTTTTTCGTTCCAGCCAAACATCGATTTTAATTTTGATAATGCTCCAGGATTGCAACCGACAGCGACGCAGGAAATTTCGTAGAGAATAATCTTAGTTATAATTTTAACTTGCACACCTTTACGATCTTCCATTTTCCATTCAAGGGTATGGAAGCCGATTGATACAGCTCTCATGTGCCTCTTACTGTAAACCTTCCAATATTCGCCGCCGAGTTCTGTATCCCAGGCAAATAGCAATTTCATTTCAACACTATTTTTCAAAAGTGTTGCGGACTCAATATCCCAGTGGCCAACACACGGAGGTTTACCAGAACTTAATTTATGATCATGACATGGCAAACAAGCTGGATTAGGTGCAAAGTTCTTCTTGTCATGTATTGCATCATAAATAGCCTGGGCAGTTACGATCTCATTATCGCGATCGACAACTTCAGGGATCGAAAACAGTATGCTTTTATTTTCTTCATCGATCGCTTTTTCGCTTTCAGCTATAAATGCTTTTATATGTAATAGTTCATTTTCCATTTTAACTCCTAAGACACGAAGGTCTGTTTTTCATATCGTTCAAATATTTTTTCTTTTGATTCGCCGACTTTGCCTGCAAGTTCTACGCAGCGGCAATTTATAATATTTGCTGCGCTGCCGTGCGGATCGCCTGGGTGCATTAAAAAATCACCGCCCAAAATAAACGGCTCGCTGATCGCGATTGCTTTAGCGTATCTTTTGCCCGCATCCTTATGCAGATCGCGGACGTTATCGTCGTGGGCATCGAGCCATACCTTGCCTTCAACGCCAGCTTCCTTCATGCCGACATGGCGGCCTGAACTTACCGCACCGCCTGTTTGAGTGCGGGCGATCGATAAGGCACGTTTGCGGTTTGAACCTAAAACCTGTTTGACGCGGTTGGTAAGTTCGTTCAAACCATCGCCGCTATCTAATCCTTCGCGAAGAGTCCTGGTCAGCAGCTGCTGGGTTGTCTTATTTATGCTCGTCATATTTTGAGCCTGCTGGGTTAGTGCGCGGCGGATCGCGGAGCTGCGTTTTGCGGTCTCGACAAATTTATTAAGTGCATCGCCTGATATACCAGCTTCGACCGCCGCCTGGCGAATACCAAGTTCTGATGCCTTGTCAAAGTATGTCTGATTGATCGCTCTGATTTTGCCGTTATCTTTTTGAAGGTCGATAACTATTCGGGCGATCGTCTCATCGTCTGATTTATTAGCCACAGAGGACACAGAGGACACAGAGTTATTTTTTTTAATTTCCTCTGATAGTTTTTCTAAAACTTCTCGCTGCTGGCGGAGGAAATATTTACGCATCGCCTCGCCATATTCCCGCTCGATACTTACCCAGCTTTTTGTCCAGGCATTCCAGATTCGCAGCTTTTGCAATTCGTTGACTTTTTCTTCAGACGCAGATTTCGCGGATTCTAAATCAATATCTTTTTTGGGCTGCTCTTCTTCAGGTGTCGGTTCGGGTGTGGGTTCGGGTGTGGGTTCGCCTTCAGGCAAAGCTGGTTCACGCAATCCTTCAGGGCCTGCTTCCATTACCCAGCGAGCCGGTAAAAGACCCATCGAGATAAAGTGATCATTACCCCAGGGAATCTGCGACGTATCGAACGGCAGATCGTAGGCATCGATTATCTGATTGATCGGGACGCCGTGCTGGGCGTATTTGAAAACTTTCTCCGCCTGATCCCGCATCATTTCCTGAATAGCCGGATGCGATTCGATATCGAAATATGCGAAAAGATTTTGATTCGATTGAATTGCCTTCAGTTTGGTTTGTCTGAAGGATTTCTTTTTATTTAGTTCAACTCGCTGGCCGCAGTACAGGTTTGATTCTTTGGCGGATTTAAAAGTGTTTTGAACGTTTTTAAAACGATAATTAAAAAGGATTCCAAGCGAGATATTTTCGGCGATAAATGAGAGCATCGGTGCGATTGTGTAAAGAACAAATCGCTGGGTTGCTGGGCCGTGTGCATACTGGGCTTCAGAATTTAAATTTACAAGTTCAGTTGGAACGCCGAACATTGCGCAGATCGTACCGGCATCATATTTTCTTAGATCGACCATTTGAAGCTCGGCCATTGTCTGACCGAAATTCTTAACGTCGAGGCCGCCGGTTACAAGGAAAGTTTTGCCTGCATTTCTGGCTCCGCCGTGCGTTGTATCAAATTCTGCTTTTAACGCGCGTTTTTCAGGATCGTCTAATTTTACACCCTGGGGTGCGATAAGCAGCGTGCCTGGCTTTGCTCCGTTGCGGAGGATCGCTTCATTGAATTGAGTTGCTTGATAATTTGCAGAGATACTTAGTTCGGCAGCTTCAGTTGGGCCTGTGCCGTGATATTTCAATTCAGGATTAAAATTCATTATTGGCCAGACGTCTTCAGTGAACAGCGGGATCATTTGGCCGCTTGACGGTGGAAAATAATTATAACCTACAACAACGCCGTTGACTACTTGGGGCTTGCAGTGGTTCGGGCCTGCGACAATAATCTTCGTGGGGCTAGTGCCTTCCTTTTCCGCGAATATCCAATAGACTTCGCGGAATAAAGTATAATAGCCGACTGTCTCCGAAATTAATCGCGAAAGCGGCATATCTTTATTTTGATAAATAAAATCATAAACAGGGCCGGACTCGATAATCTTTTCGTCGGCGGTTGTCAGCAGCATTTGAATTGATTTGCAGGTGTCGATAATTATATTGACGCACTTCCAAACCCATTCAACCTGATTATATGGTTTTGTCGGACGGTTGGTTAAATTCAGGCCATTGAAAAAATGTGCAAAGTCGCTGACCTTCAGTGAGACCTGTCCGCTTGTTGATTTAGTTGTTATTGATTTTTTTGCCATAGTTATCCAAGACAAATGACTTCTGGTTTTTCTGTACCTTCATCCGATGCCATGTAGGCAAGAGACTTTGCCCAAAATCTATCGGCATGACCTTTGTCGGTATGCTCGGCATCAAATCTAACATTGCCAGCGGCTGTTGTTGTTTTCTTTACAGCGTGCAGATCGTCTCGCAGTTTTTGACACAATGAAATTCTGGTTCTGCGATCTTCAAAAATATTCCTGGTTCTTACAGCCAAATCTTGTTTTATTTTTAAAGTGAATTCAATTTTTTCCGCTCGATAAGAACCGTATTTATCAACTGTGTCTTCGCCGAGCGATAAACCGAGGCCGGTTGAATCAATGCAAATTCGCTCCAGGTTAATTCTGTCCATGATCTTCCAGAGCATTTCTTTTTGTGTTGTCAGACGAACTTTGGGGAACAGGATTGTTGCGCGATTCCAGTAAACATCGCCGATCTGATCTTCGATATCCAGGACGGTTAAATCTTTTCTGCGTGCGATATCAAATCCGCCGAAAGACCTGCCCTGGATTGACAAGGCAATTTTTTCTAGCATTTGATCATTTAAATCGCTGTACTCAATTTCCTTTGGAATTGAATCAAGCTGGCAGGCTGCAATCATTTCGTAAGTCAGCCATGCGGAAGCCTCGTCAATGAACTGAACTTCAAATTCCTGTGCCCAGGCATCAGGATCATCGATACCAGCTTTAAGCTCTTCAACGTTATGAGGTACGCCGTCTGCGACCGCCTGGTAAATATCGACAACGTGTTTGCTCCAGCCATTATCGGCAGTACAAAGGCGGTGAAATCTATTGCCCATTCCCTGCGGTGTCGAGATAATTCGAATTTTGAAACCGCGAGAGATCGTTGGAAAAAGTGCTGCCCAAATCTTGTCGCTGTCTTTGTGGAATGCGAACTCGTCGAGAACTACGTTTGCAGAAAAGCCGCGAGCCGTATCTGGATTTGCGGGCAGGCCGATTATCCTGGCACCGTTTGGCAGCGTAATAGTAAGCATCGTATATTTTGCGGAATCAGTATCAAAGCTGGAAATCTGGATATCGGCAGCAGCAAGCATATATGCTTTGCAGTGCATCTTGACTTTTTCCATCAGCTCTTTACTTTGGCGTTCGCCTGCCGAAAGTAGAATCCAGTCTTTGCCCGTTTCCAGGGCATCGTTGACAACTTCAAGGGCAACAGTAAAAGACTTGCCGATCTGGCGGCTCATCAAACCGATTTTAAATCGGCTCTT